CCGGTGCAGGCATCACAGACGTTCACCCCTTTTTTGCGCGACATTGTGGGTGGCACACCCTTGGCTGCGAATGCCACCATGCATTCAGTGGTACGCTTGTCGGGGTTGATACCAGCCAGACTGAACACTTCCCGACCGTCCCGTGAGTTTGCCCACAGTGTCAGGGTTTTTAGCGCCCGGCCTTTGTGTTTTTTGGATTCCCTTGAGGCATGGCGGATTGCGTCATTGAGTGATGTTAATGCCACGGCAGACCACATGGCCCGCATGCGTGCTGCCTGGTCTGCGTTATCAGTCATCACCAACCCCCATCAGAATGTCCTGCACGCGCTCCATGTCCGGCTCAGGCTCTAGCAGCAGCCGGACGGCCTCGGACAGCGCGTCACGCTGTTCTGCGGCCTCGGACAGCGCGTCTGACAGCGCGTTCCGCTCCGTCTCAAGCGCGTCATGATCGTCAGGATCAACCGCCTCGTCCTGCCAGCGGCGCAGCATGTCCAGTTCATCCCACACCCAATCCAGAGACGGCCAGCGTTCCCGGTGATGTGACGTGTCGTCGTAGTTCAGGCGGGCCACTGCGGCCAGGCTGTCGAATCCGTTATGGGGCATCTGCATTACGACACCCGCTCAGCACGAGCACCACGGGCCCAGTATTGCGTGCCCTGCACTCTCCTGGCAGGATACCATCCGGCAGCCTTGAGATATTTGGCCATGCTCATTGAAAGCGATTTGTTTGGGGGACGATTTCCAAACAGCACGTCAGCAACATGTGCAGCCGTGACGAGGCCTTCCTGACCGCGCAGCCAATGCCGAACGCGGAGTTCGTCCATGTTCAGTGGAGGGGCTGATGGCGGATAAGTAGAAGGATCGTCCAAGGTTCGTTTGGCATTTTCCAATGCGCGGAGCGCAGCCTTGTGAGCATCACGCAGATCATCACAGACCTTTTCAAGTGCGATGTAGTCTATGTTGCCCTCGACGGGAATTTGGCGTATTGAGTTTGACATCTGGCGAAGTTCCTTTTCGCTGGTATGGGCGCGTCGAGGTGTGATGACCTCCGCGCCCGCTTCTTTTACCCCAGGCCGCCATCGTTGTCAAGCAGTGCCACTCGTTTACAACTTTAACGGGTGGCCTCACGGGTGGCCTCGCTAACCCATTGATTTATAAGGCTGGATGTCATTGTGTATCCTTGTGGCACTTGTTTCCTATAGAGGGCTGCCATTAAAAAATGCATCTGTTACCATTCTGTAAATTATAGTAATTGTAAACTACCCTCATTCTTCTTTCTGTCCAGAACTCTATAAGTAGGTGGCACAAGGATACACAATGACATCCAGCCTTACAAATCAAAGACTTACCGAGGCCACCCGTTTTTGAGCCAGTGTTACCATGATACACCAAACCAAAGAAAAAGCCCCGCCACAATTTAACGGGGCGGGGCAGTAATTTAACGGCAATTTAACGGTAATTTAACGGCGCGGCGTCATGGGCATAACGTTCCCCCCGCTTGAAGGGGAAACGTAAGGCTCTGCACCGCGCCCCCTGTCCCATTGCTTTGTGCCTGATACGCGCCTGACAGGACGCCAGCCCGCCGCTTGAAGGTATCGTGCCACCCGCATCGACAGCGACTTGTTGCCGGGCGCGTCTGCAAAGAGCCTTGCGGCCACGCCTTTCGCCGTGACGGGGCCTTCTTGTTCGCGCAGCCATTCCACGACACGGGTCTCGTCGATGTCTACCGACCGGGCAGCTGCCTGTTGCGCCGATAGGGTTGCCGACTCACCCTCATCAAACCACCACGCCGTGCCGCTGTAATACATGTGCAGCGCCTCAGCCCATAGCTGCCCCCTGTCGCGCGCAAGCCCTTCCACATCGACCAGCGCCCCCTCAATCATCTGAAGGGGCCAGAAGCGCCTGTTGCCCGTCTCGTCTGACAGATACTCGTTGCCGTTGACGGTCCCTGCAAAGACGGTCTGCCGCGGATAGGTCTGCGTGACGTGTCCGTAAGACTTGCGGTAGCTGTCGCTGGTGGTGGACAGGAAATTCTTGATGTGTTCGATGTCCTTGCCGCGCATGGCCGACAACTCGCCTATCTCAGCCATCCACTTTCCGCGCAGCCATTCCTTGGCGTCTTTCTGGGTCATGTCCGGCATATCGTTGCCATACCATTGATCACCGACCAGCGCGGCCAGGCCGCTTGATTTCTTCTGCCCCTGACTGCCCGCGATGACCGGCATGGTGTCCACCTTGCATCCCGGCTGCATCACGCGGGCCACAGCACCGATCAGGAATTTCTCACCCACCGCCCTCAGATATTGGGGGTCTTCTGACGCGCATGGAAAGTATATGGTAAACAGCGCTGCGGCCCTGCCGACACCATCCCATTGCAGGCTTTCCAGATACTCCCTGACGGGGTGGAACGTGTTCCCCGCCGCCGCAGCCTGAACACCGTGCCGGACTGTCTCAACCCCTATGGACGGAAACAGATCGCTTTGCATGACTTCCATGACTTTCAGCACGTCGTCGTCAGTCAACTGCCGGGTGTCAGGTCGGCGCAGCCAAACCGCGTCATCGAATAGACTCTTGGCAAACGTGCCGCGCCAACCTTCCTCGCTGCAAAGCACCCGCTTGACGTTGGTCATGTTCGGGACCGGGCCACCGTTCTTGTCCGCGATTAGACCGCGCAGTTCCATCGCAGCTTTTCGACTGTCCGCAACGGCTTCTTTGACGGCTATTTGCATTTTTACTTTGACGCCCTGGTCTTTGCAGTAATCAAACACGGTTTCCCGATCAACCGGTGACAGCCGCGCCACTTCATCGGCCACGGTGTGAACCGATTCGTGGGGGTTTTCTTGTATCTTGGCACAGATCAGGTCGACTGCACTGTCCGCGCGCGGCGCGCTGGGCATCCCCTGCACAGGCGCGGTCGGCATCATTCCAGATGGCACATGTGACGGTCCGGGCATATTCAACAGGCGGTGTCGCGCGCCAATGGCTGCAACGTCCGCCCCGGCCTGCTTGGCTTGGTAGCCTATCGACCCCATGCCCGATCCGCCATTTTTTCCGGGCGTGAAAGATGCAAACCTTTTGCGCAATTCTTTGGGGTCGTAATGCCTGCTGCGGCTTGACCACGCATCGGCAACTTGTAACCCGTCGTCGCTGCCCCCGGATACGTCCACAATGGCCGCTATGATACTGTGCCAGTGCTTGTCACCCCCTTGGCTGTCCGCTTCAAGATCGGGGCTGACATATGTGAGCAATTCCTCCACCTCAGCCAAACTGGTCGGTGTTTCCCGGCGCGGCGCTGGCATCACAGGCGCTTCGACCGTCAGGCGCTTATAAAAATCACCTGCCCCGTCGGTTGATGTGTGAACCACACGGGACATGTGCGGCGCGCTTCCGGGCTTCAGGTGCCAGAACCCCGGCAAGCGCATCACGCGCGGCAAGTCTTTGACGGCTGGATCACCGTTGAATTTCTTGATCAGCGCGGCCTGTAGCGGTGTGAACTGTTCAAGCGTCACGTCATTGACGAGCCAGTAAGCGTGCCATTTGCCCGGCGAACTTTCGACTTCGATGTGCGGGGTTTCCCATTCCCGGACAGGCTCGATCGGTGCGCCGTCAAGATCCAGCCAAAGCGCCCTGACCCGTGTGATATTTTCGGCTTTGCGGCCCGTGCCGTCTGTTGCATTGATGGTTATAAACACCCCAGCGCCACGGCTTTGCAGATCGGTCAGACTGTCGGCATGGTCCGCAAGCGTGCCGTGAAACACATCTAGCAGTCGATGATCTTTCCGGTCGGAGTCGTCGTCAAACGTCTGGAATGTGAATGAGGTTGCGTCAGGATCGAGCAACTGTAGGAACGCGGCGGCCTGTGCCAGATCGGGGGTCATTGGACAAACCCCCAGGCGTCATAGTCCACAGCGCCAGCGGTAGCTTGCTTTATGCGCCGCGCCAGACTGAGCGATGGTGTTCGCTTGCCGCTGCGCAACATAGATATGCAGACCTCGGACACGCCAACATCGCGCGCAAGATCGCGGGCCGTGCGGCCCTTCAAATAGTCGTTTAGCTTTTCCATGATGCCCTTTGTGCGCTTGCCTTTGACTTAACACCATGATAAGTAATGTGTGACAAGTCAACCCTCATAAAGGACCACACCAATGACCGACCTAACAAACATAGCCCAAGCAATTTTGCTTATCGCAGGCGAAGACGAACACAGCGAAAAGCGAACCGGTTTGGACCAGATTGCAAAACAGATGGAAACTGCCAACTCTGACCGTTCTTACGATTCCGAACGCCTGTCAATCGCCATTCTGACAGCGGCAGAGTCAGTGGCAGGCGCACTCAACCGGATCGCAGACGCAATTGAAAGCCGGGACTAGCCGCCCAGCCCCAGCAGCACCCGCACCGTCTCGCGCAGATCGGGCTGGCTGAAATAGTGCTTCACCGTTTCCGGGCTGGTCTGCGGCACGCATTTGTTGGCCACGTCCTGGCGCGACCATGAGTCCAGACATCCGTCGGCCTCGCGCGTCAGGGCAATGGCCGCTTTTATGATCACCTCGCGCCGACCTTCCGGCGACATTCTCACTCGTCTTGGCATTGATTACGCTCCTTCGGGTTACTATTGCCATTTGTTGCCTGCGGTGTCAATACTACCTCACCACCGCAGGCCGCATAGCCCGCCACGTCTATCCAATGGTCCGCGTGTTCCGGGCTGGTCTTGATCCGGGCCAGCTTGAGTTGGATCATCATCACGGCCACGTCAGACCGGCTGACAGGCGTTCCGAGGTGCGCTGACCAGTATGCCGCCACCAGCCCGAAAGAGTCCTCAAGCTGGCCATGCGTGGCGGCCCTATCGATTGTGACGGCCTGTCGCGCTGCGTCCAGGATGTCTGTGCGGTTCATTGTGTCGCCTCTCTCATACGGTTGGTTATTGCATCGGCCTGTGCCATTCTTTCAAAATGAAACACCACATCATTTCCGGTTATGATGATTACGCCAAACCTCACACCAGCCTTGAATATGGGTTTTTCCCGCGCAACAATTTCATGCGACCTTGCAATTAAACTGCGCCACTTTTCCAAACTATATCCGCCTTTGCTGTTATTGCATGGCGCGCAAGACGGCATCATGTTGCTCACAACATTGAGGTGCGGTTGAAGTATTCTGCGCTCACTGGCGGGAAGCGGTCTGCCGCCGACATCCCTGGTTAATCGGACAACCGGAACTATATGGTCCGCTTGCATACTGACCATATGCTCACCGCAATATCCGCACCGACCTCCAAACATCTGACGCAGTGTTTCCCGCTGCGATTTCGTTCCTTTCCATTCGTCAGAATTGGTCATCGTGTCGCCTCCATAATAGTGTCCCTCAATTCCAGCGCCGCCCGCTCGGCCAGACCCTGTGCGCTCATAACATCCGTCCCAAACCGATACAGGAACCGGCTTTGCATGACCTCATCCGAGTCACCCGCCGCCAGCCGCATCCCGCCCCATCGCTGCATTGCATCGGACAGGGACGCTTGTGCCGCTTGGTTCCGCCTGTGCCGCGCCCGGATCCCCGCCGCCACAATCTCAGACGCGCCGTAAGGTATGGCAGGTTCAGCCGCTTGGATCTTGGCCGCCCCGGCGCGCAACGTCGCCAGCAGTTCGAGCGACATTTCAGACAGCACTCCGTCCACCTGATCCGGCGATGACCGCCCCGCCGGGACGTGGGCCGCTCCACAATGTGGGCAGGCAAACATAACCGCTTCATATGTCAGCAGGCATTCCGGGCAGACCCGCACCGGCACCGCGTCGGGATTCGCCATTTGCCTTGCGCGTCTCGTCTTGCCAGAGTGTCCAGGTGCGCGGCGTATCGGGCAGGCCATGCTTGGCCGCCATGCGGACGACGTTGCCCACGTGGTCGATGATCGTCGCCCACGGCTTGTTAGGTGAGGGACGTAACGCTCTGCCGATCTGCTGGGCAAACAACCCGAACGACATTGTGGGGCGGACCATTATGACAACCTCAACGGCAGGTACGTCATAACCCTCGTCAAAAAGTCCTGTATTTATGAGAACCTTCAGAACACCGTCCGCGAATTGGTCAACCGATCTGTTCCGTTCTGCGTCAGGTGTGTCGCCCATCAATGCCTTGGCGGCCACGCCCGCCGCAATAAATGCAATCTCAAGTTCCTTTGATGCATCAACACCTGTGGTAAAAACAATCGCCTGCTTTCCGGGCGTCCATTTTAGGTATGTTTCTACCACATCGCCTGTCAGTTCTGCTTTCCGCGCAGCCTTTGCCGATGACGGTGTGAAATCGCCAGTGCTACCGATGCGAAGCAATGCATCATCAATTCCCGACTGTGCCGCAATCACGCGATAATCGCACAAGCTGCCCATTGCCATAAGTTCCCGTGCGCCAGGCCCTTGGATGAGTGTGTCAAACATCCCGCCTTGCTCTATGTGCAGCGACCGATTGTCGGCGCGCAGCGGTGTAGCTGTAACACCAAAACCGTCAGCGTTGGGAAAAAGCAGCGACGCCTTGCCCCATTTGTTGGGTTCACCTGATCCGCCGCCGGGTCCGGCAGAACCCAAGAGGCCGTGAGCGCATTCGTCCAGCAGCCATAGCTTCACAGAGTTGCACCACCTGTCGCCGGGTTTGAATCGGCGGATCAACGTGTCAACACCCGCAATTGCGGCCTGCGATTTGGGGTCAAAGAACGACTTGCCAAAGCGCCTCACGTGTCGGGCAATGATTGAGTTGATCACAGGTTGGGGTGCAATGATCTTGTGATGCAGCCCGACCTGTGCATAAGTTTCAGATATTTGTGAAAGCAGTTCCTGCCGATGAACGATGGTGCATGACGGGCCTTTTGCTTCGAGTGCTTCCATGGCCAGCAATGGCGTCTTGCCGCCGCCTGTGCTCAGGACGTTCATAATATATCGCGCGCCATTGGCCCGCGCTTCGGCGGTTTCTTGGCGCATCTTAATTTGATATGGGCGGAGTGTGATTGTCATTTTACCAGTCCGACACAAACTTATTGGATTTTTGCTGATTACTCTGCTTTGTAATTATTTGCAGGTTCCAAGGGACCGTCAGTCCGCAGACGGTTTTACCCATCACAGGCACGATGTGGTCAACATGATGCGGCACACCCGTTTCAATTTCCAAGTCACGCGCCGTTTTTCTCAGCTTAAATATTTGATACTTCTGTTCTTTGCTCAACCAAGGTGGTTTGCATTTACGTCTCTGATTTCTATACAGCAGATAAATGCCTTTGGCCCATTCAGGGTTTTCAGTTCTGATTTTTTGATCGAAACTTTGTGGCATGCCTTACATTTTGACATTTTTCCGTTCGGTGCATTTTTAGCAGACGTGTTGTAAAACCCGGACCATTCAAAATAGGACTGACACCCTGAGCAAGTCCTGCCATTCGCTGTTACATCGACATATACTTCGTCAAAATGCCTCATGCCCTTTTTTCTGTTTCGAGAGTTATCGTCATCGCGCCCGCATGACAAACATTCAGACGTGCGCCCGTCGCGTGTTCTGGTGTCGTTACCATAAGATTTCAGCGGAAAGTCTTTCGAGCATTTGGTGCATATCTTTGATGTCGCGTTCGGGTCGTTATACTTCTGGGGGAGTTTTCCCTTTTTTCGGTTTGCTATTTCGGCAATCTTGGACGCGCACGATTTGCACTTGCCCTGCCGTCCGTCTTTCGTGTTCCGACTGTCCTTGCTGAAATCGGCAAGATGCTTGGAACCGCCGCACTTGGTGCAACGCCTCTGACGTGGGGCTGTGGGCATGGCTGTTGGTTGTGTCATGCGCTATTACTATCCGCGCCTGCCCCGGTAGTAAAGGGGAATAATATGTATTGACGCGCCGCGCCGGACGGGTTAAACAAATAAAACAAACCACAGGAGATAGGTTAATGACAGACACAATGCCGATTATAGAAGTCCCCAGAGCGCTGCGGGAATATGGACTTGCCACGACATACAACGCGGTCTGGGGGGCGGCTGTGGCGGGTAGTATCCCTGCCGAACGTGTCGGAAAAAAGTGGCACGTCCGCACCGCTGATCTGCCGATCATCGCTCAAATTCTTAAAAAATAACAACCCAAACTGGAGACGAACCATGCAAATCACCTTTGACCCCCACAACCCCGAGGAATGCGCCACGATTGCCCGCTTGCTTGGCACCGCCGCCCCCCAGAAATGGACGCCGGTTAATGACGGCACGCCTCGGCATATTCGATGTGAAGTTACACCGGCACAGCCCGAGACGGCACAGCCCGACACGGCACCGGCAGAGCCCGACACGGCGCCCACCCAGCCCGAGACGGTAGCGGCACAGCCCGATACTGACTGCCACGGCATGACCCACGACGACGCCATCCACAGCACCCCGGCCAGCAAGAACGCGGACGGATCGTGGCGGGCCAAGCGCGGCCAGAAAGAGGCGTATGAGGCGGCCATTGCAGCCGCTACCGGCAAGGATGCACCGGCCCCAGCACCGCAGGGGATGCCCATGCCGCAACCGGCCAGTGCTGCCCCGGCAACACCGCCCGCCCCGATTGACTACAAGACGATGGCGGAACGGTTCATGGCAAAGATGGCTGACCCGGACGGCCTGCCCGCCGAATATGAGGCGATCTATACCGCCCTGTCTATTGGCTATGACG